GTACCCGGAAAACCCAAATTAACCCTTCAAGGGAGAGGTAATGGGACTAAATATGCTGCAACCAGCCGTAACAAGGCTAGGAAACCATATAGGGGTCAAGGTAAATGACTCGTTGGATTCACAAAGAAGGTTATTCTAGACCAGACAAACGTTGCAAAGGAATTAAAACTCAAGCAAAAGTAAATAAAGGTAAAGGAAAAAAGTCTAAATAATTTTAAACCATAATTACTAAAATGACCGAAACCACACCAAAAGTAGGGCCAACTGCTGCAGATGCTCCAGAGGAAACACCAGAAACCGCAAAGGTTTTTGATTACAATGTAGCTTCAAATGCAAGAACAGTTGCGCCTTCTAAACCAAATCCAGCTTCACCACTTGCAGCAGGATGATATGACTGAAAAAGAAGCATATATCCATAAATGGATTGGGGAAGTGGCCAAAAATCGACCCGAGTTGGGTGGATTTTCGGTTTGTCCATATGCTAATAATTCAAAAACTTTAATTGTAGAGACTACCATTGATGACATTGTGCCTGAACCAGGTCATGATGTCATCATTTTTATTATTGAAGACTTTTGGAGAGCAGATCACGTCCAAAAATGGGTCTCACATTACAATGAAAAGTTTCCCTATTATAAATTTTTTGAAGATTTGTCTTCTAGAGACACCTTTATAAGCGGTGTGAAGACAAATAACGAAAAATACAACCTTATTTTGTGTCAATCTAAGAAAAAATTGAGCAAAATTCGTAAAAAATTAATGGAAACAGAATATTATACATATTGGACAGAAGAGTATTTAAGAGAAATACTCGGAGATGACGCAAAATACTTAGAAACTACTGTTGGAGGAGAGTAAAATGGACTTTAACAACCGTCCAGACACCCATAAGAAGGGAAGTGAGGGTGTTTCTGAAGAACATCTCTATGATATTGAACGGGAACTTTATAGTATATCAGTAAATTATATACCACATCTAAAACAATCATCTGAAAATGATGAAATTAAAAAATTAACAGAGAATATTTGACATTTCGGGATAGCAACCCCGTAAAAAGTTCTGATTTTTCAAATCAGGAGCTAAAATGTCAAACTTATCCGTGGATAGAGACGCAAATTACATGCGACAAACGTGGGGAACTACTAGGTTGGTTACAGATTATGACGCAAATTCTCAAAAAAGAATAATTCAAGAGGTTATGCATGACCTAGCGCCTCAACATAATTTAAAAAAACAAACTGATCTTCATGAAAAAATTCGTAATCATGAAGATTACGATGATTGGGAGTATGGGACTGAACCAAATTATGGTAAAAAGTGGTAAAAATGTCTTATACATATAATAAATACCCTTAGTTTGAGTAATGACTAGGCTTTCTCGCAAATTTAAAGATGTAAGTCTCTCTTTTGTAAGAAATCCTGTAACTAATGATATTCTTTCAATTAATGATGATGATGCGGTTAAAAAATCTGTCATTAACTTAGTTAGAACTAGACTTGGTGAAAGATTTTTTAACCCACTTTTAGGATCTAATGTTGAAAATTCTATGTTTGAGTTGCAAACTCCGGAGATGGCTTATTCTCTGGAGTTAAATATTAAAACTCTTCTAAAAAATTTTGAAAAAAGAATTTCATTATCTTCTGTTTTAGTTACATATCCAGAAGATTCTAATGAAATAAATGTAAGAATATCATACACAATAATTGGTATTCCTTCACCAACTCAAACTGTAGATTTTATACTACAATCCACTAGAGTCTAATGTCATTCAATCAATTTACAAATTTAGATTTCGGTGATCTTAAGACTCAGATCAAAGATTATTTGCGTGCAAATAGTCAATTTACTGATTTTGATTTTGAAGGTTCTAATTTTTCAGTATTAATTGACTTATTAGCATATAATAGTTACATAACTGCCTACAATTCAAATATGGCAGTTAATGAAATGTTTTTAGATAGTGCCACACTCAGAGAGAATGTGGTTTCTCTTGTTAGAAATATTGGTTATCTGCCACGATCAAAAAGATCTTCTAGATCACTTGTAAACTTTAGCGTTGATATGAGTCAAACAAACGCTAAAAGTGTTAAGTTGCTTGCTGGTCAAGTGGCTCTTGGTGCTGTATCAAATGGAAATTATATTTTTTCAATACCAGAAGATATTGTAACCCCTGTCAATACAGATGGAATTGCTTTATTTGATAATTTACAAATTTACGAAGGAATATACATAACAAGTACTTTTATAGTGGATGAGTCTCAACCAAATCAAAGATTCATTTTGCCAAATATTGGGGTGGATACAACCACAATTAGAGTAAAAGTTACTAATCAAGTAACAGAAGTATATAATCAATATGATACTTTATTAAATGTCGGCAAAGACTCTAGAATTTTCTTAATTCAGGAAGTTGCAGATACTAAGTATGAAATTAGATTTGGAGATAATGTTATAGGAAAAAAACCTTCTAATGGAAGTAAAATAGAAATTAGTTATATTGTTACAAATGGATCCTCAGGAAATGGAGCTACAAACTTTACTTTTTCTGGAAGATTAAAAGATAATAATTTATTTGACATCACTACAGGAATTTCATTACTTCTAACTCAATCAAAATCCGAAAATGGTGATGATGTAGAACCAATGGATTCTATTAAATATTTTGCTCCCAAAGTCTATGCATCACAGTATAGAGCAGTAACATCAAACGATTATAAATCTCTTATTCCATATGTTTATCCAAACGTAGAATCTGTCAATTCTTACGGAGGAGATGAATTGGATCCTCCAGAATATGGAAAAGTTTTTATATCAATAAAACCTAGAAACGGAACATTTTTATCACAAATTACTAAACAAAATATTTTAAGCACAATAAAGAAATATTCAATTGCTGGGATTAAACCAGAAATAGTTGATCTTTCATATCTGTATGTAGAATTAGATACATCAGTTTATTACAATGTTAATCAATTGAGTAACCCAGAAATTGTAAAAACAAAAGTCATCGATACGTTAACTGCTTACTCTAATTCCAAAGATGTTAATAGTTTTGGTGGTAGATTCAAGTATAGTAAAGTTGTTGGACTTGTAGATGATTGTGATAAGTCTATTACATCTAATATTACAAAAGTTAGAATGAGGAGGGATTTAAATCCAGAGTTAAATACTCTTGCAACCTATGAACTTTGTTTTGGAAATCAAATACATGTTAGAACTGGCGGATATTCTGTAAAATCTACTGGATTTTTTATTAACGGAGGATCTGACGTTGTTTATATGGCAGATGCTTCATTACCTATAGATAAAACTTCTGGAATTATATTCTTCTTTAAATTGGAAAATAATTTACCAGTAATTATTAAAAATAATGCTGGAACAATTAACTATAAAAAAGGTGAAATTCTTTTAGATGTTGTTAATATAACATCATCAGTTTTGGCAAATGGATTTGTAGAAGTTCAGGCTATTCCGGAGTCCAATGATATTATCGGACTTCAAGATTTATATCTACAATTAGATGTTCAAAAATCTGTGGTAAATATTATAGAAGATGTTGTAAGTTCTGGTGAAAATTCTTCTGCAACGCAGTATGTGGTTACATCAAGTTATCTAAACGGAAAGTATACAAGATAAAATGTCAGAAATTAAAAGAGTAAAAATCAGTTCAATTATTGGCACACAGATTCCAGAATTCTTATCTGTCGAATCTCCTCTCTTTATAGATTTTCTTAAACAATATTATCATTCGTTAGAGCATAAATCGGCTCCGATTGATATTATTACAAATATTGTAAAATATAAAAATTCAAAAACGTTTAACAATATAGAGTTAACGGAAAAAACTACATTAACTTCTAATGTTTTATCCTTTGATGACACTATTAATGTTGAGTCTACCCAAGGTTGGCCAGATTCTTATGGACTATTAAAAATTAATGATGAAATTATTACTTATTTGTCAAAAACTGAAACTTCTTTCCAAAACTGTATTAGAGGTTTTAGTGGAATTGAAAATTTAGAATCTTTAGATAATCCAGAATTTTTAGTTTTTTCATCAACTAGTGTTTCCGAACATTTAAATGGAAGTGATGTCAAAAATTTGAGTAATTTATTCTTGATCAAATTTTTTGAAAATTTTAAATATGAATTTTTACCAGGATTTGAGTCTAGAGATTTTTATCAAGATGTTTCTATTGAAAACATATCTTATAAAATTAAAGATTTATATAAATCTAAGGGAACTGATCAATCATATAAACTTTTATTCAAAATTTTATATGGATCCGATATTGAGATCATAAAACCACAAGAATATACTATTTCACCGTCTTCAAATTCGTATTTTATTACAAAAAACATATTAGTAGAAAAAATATCTGGTGTAAATCCTGTAGATATTAAAGGTAATTTTTTATTTCAAAATATATCGGGAATCGGTACAGTAAGCGCTTCAATTTTTAACGTTGAATATCGACCTGTAGGAGATAAAGAATTTTATGAAATTTCCCTAGACAACACCTCATTTAGTGGAAATTTTCAGGTTTCTGGTAAAACCAGAATATTAGAAGACACTATAGTAAATAGTAGTACAATTTTAGTTGATTCTACAGTAGGATTCGCTAATTCTGGAACTATTTTGGTTAAACCAAAAAATTCTGATTATATTACCATTAATTATACTGGAAAGAATGTCAATCAATTTACGGGGGTTACTAATGTAACCAAACCTTTAGATTTTGGACTAGATTTGATAGAAGAAAAATTTGCTTTTAGTTATGTTGGCGTTGGTAATACATCAAAAGTGGAATTTAGAGTAGTTAATGTAATTGATAATATTGATTTTTCAAAAACATCAAATTTAAGAGTTGGTGATACTATTTCTCTATCTGGATTTGGTAGAGATTTGTACGATAGTTATGAGTTTAATAGTTGGATTTATAATGTTCCAACCAATCATAATGTAAAAAATATATCACAAATTGACGCTACAAAATATAGAATTAATTTGTTTGATAAAATTTATTTCTATCAGGATGAAATTATTTTACTTTTAGATAATTTGGGTAATAAAACCGAAGCCCAAGTTTTATCTGTTGAATATGCAACCGCAGATGTAATTAAAAAATATAGCAATAGAATATTGATTCAAGTTATAAATCCGGGATCTTTTAATGTATTAAGTTCAAAAATTATAAGAAAACAAATTTATAAAGTAAATCACTATAATAATTATTTTGGAAACATAACTAATATTCCATCTGGAATTCAAAATACATATCTTGATTCGGATGAAAAATATTTTTATGTAACATCATCGGGATTGCCAAACTATACTATTTTTTCTACCGACAACAAAAAAATAGTATCAACTACAGTAGGTATATCTAAAACCGACACTCTTAATGTTCTTAATCACAATTTGTATAGTGGCGAATTAGTTTATTATTTGCCTGAAACATCATCTGGAATATTAACTGGATTATACTATGTTACCAAAATTGATAATAATAAATTAAAATTATCATATAGTAAATCTGATATTTTTTCAAAAAAATATATTCAAGCTACAAATCCAATTGTAAACGATTCTTTATACAAATTTGGATATCAAAATAAAACTTTAAAACACCAAAAGTTATTAAAAAAATTTAATTTTAATAATAGTAAACCAAGAGAATCATTTGATGATTTAAATGCAAGATCAACATTTAATAGAGAAGTTGGATTATTGGTAAATGGAGTTGAATTATTATCTCCAAATTTATTTGATGAAAATATCTATTTTGGAAATATAATATCCGTTGATGTAACCAATTCCGGAAAAGACTATGATGTAATAGACGTTCCATCGTTAGACATAAAGGACGAAACTGGAACGGGATTAAAAGCACATTTAAATATTTCTGGAACTGTTAGAGATGTAAAAATATTAAATGCTGGATATGGTTATCAAGAAAAACCAAAAATTACAATAACTGGGGGAAATGGTAAAGGTTGTTTGTTAGAATCTAATTTTGTTAAGACTAGGGTTTCCGCAGGATTTAAAGCCGACGTAAATGTAAGCACAGCAAACAACACAATACAATTTTTAACTACAATTCCTTTTGAAGATGGAGAAGAGATTATCTATGATTCAAATAAAAATAGTAATATACCAGGAATTGTAAACAATTCAACTTATTATGTTGGAATTTTGACAGATAATAAAATTAAATTATTTAATACTAAAACAAATGCTCTCGGAAAAGTAAATGAAATTGATTTAGTTGGAGTTTCTTCTGGATTCCATTTCATTACAACACTAAAAAATAAAAATACTTTTACTAAAATTTATGTTAAAGAATCCGGTGAGGGATATTCGAATAGAAAAGTGAGGGTTCCGTCAATACTTTCTGCAGATAGTATAAGATCTGGAATTAATACATTTGATTCTTACATTTTTGCACCAACTCATGGATTTAATAATTTCGATCTCGTAAAATATTCCCATCAAGGTTCTGCAATAAGTGGGTTATCAACTTCTATACATTATTACGTTAAAATTATTGATGTCAATAAATTTAGACTTTATGAGGCCGGAATTGGCACAACACTTAATGATGAAAATTATATAAAAAATAAATTTGTAAAATTTAATTCTTTGGGTGTAGGTACTCATACTTTTGGGTATCCTCCAATTGAGATACATATTGAATCTAAATCTGCAGTAGGATCTACAACAATAATAAAAACAGAATTGAAACCTATTGTACTGGGATCAATTGAAAATGTTTATGTTGAAGACGGCGGCGTTGGTTATGGATGTACAAATATCGTTAATTTCCATAGAAGACCAAATGTTGGAATTTCAAGTATAACTGCAGAAGCAATTTTAAAACCGATTATTATTGGTGGATCAATTGTTGATGTTCAAATTATTAGTAGAGGTAGGGGATTCCGAGAAAATTCGGAAATAATAATCTCTGGAGATGGAAATTATGCACAAATAGAACCTATTGTAGAAGATGGTAGATTAGCTAATGTTAATATTATTTTTGGTGGTTTAGGATACAAATCTTCAAACACTATACTTACTCTAAAAAATAGGGGACAAGATGCTAAATTTTTAGCAAATGTAAAAGAATGGAAAATAAATCAGGTAATAAAAAATAAAAATATTATCTTAGAAGAAGATGATGGAGTTTTTTATCCAAGTAAAAATCCAAATCTAGAGCTACAATTTTTTAATTTTTATGTTCCCAAAAAATTAAGATATCAATTGTCTGATAACTTTACTGATTCAAATAAAGAGAGTAGTGGCATATTGAATCACTCTCCGATTTTGGGATATGCATATGATAGTAATCCAATTTATGGAGCATATTCGTATAATACAACAAGTGGTGGATTTATACGAAGAATGAATTCTAGTTATATTTTGAGTGTAGATAATACTCCTGGTATAAGACCTCCATCGTTTGAGGGAGGATTCTTTATTAATGATTATGTATATGATGGATCTGGAGATCTTGATCAACATAATGGAAGATTTTGTATTACTCCAGAATACCCTAAAGGGACTTATGCATATTTTTCTACAATAGATGTTAATGCTTCAAATGAACCTATTCCCAGATATCCATATGTTATTGGCCCATATTTTTATAATAGACCTATAACAGAAAACTTTTTACCATTATACAACCAAGATATTAATATTTTTAGTGCAAATTTAACAAGAAATGTCGGACCATATTATTTAAATAGAAGTAATTCATACTACGATTTAATTGATAAAGTATCTGACGAATATAAACAAGAATTTTCTATAACTTCAATAAATTCTGGTAAAATAGAAAATGTATCTATATTCTCTTCAGGTGATAATTATAAAGTAAATGATCCTGTAGAAGTAGACATATCCGATACTGAAGGTATACAAACAAATATAGTTGTAAGTGAACTAGATGGTAGAGAGATAGAGTCTTTTAGCTTATTTGAAGACGAAATACCAAATGCAGAATTTTTTGTAAGATCTCCAAATACTGTAGTGATAACTAGTTCACCACATGGAATCAAAAATGGACAGCCAGTTTTAATAAGTGGAATATCGACAATCACTGCATCAAAATTTGAAGGTATTAAATACGTTGAAGTTGCAGAAAAACAATCTCAATTATTAAATGATATTGACGATGTGGGAACTACAGGACTTTCAACATTTATAACTCTAAAAGATATCAATGGATTTAAAATCAATGATTTTATTGGTATAGGCACAGAAATATTATTAATTACAGATATTGATACAAAACGATCTGGATTTTTTGTTAACAGATTGCAAAACACTGGAATCCATTCGGTGGGAATTGATAATGTAGTATTATTACCAAAAGAATTTAAAATTCCTACAGGAGATGTAAAAGATATAACGTTTGGAAATTATACAACATTTTTTGATCCTAAACTTTCTGTAGGTATTGGAACGAGTTTAACAACTCGTACTGTTGTTGGACTTGGAACTACCTCTGTTGAAATTAGATCTATACTACCAAGAAGTATATATTTACCATCCCATAAATTTTATACTGGTCAACCACTAATTTATAATTCTGGTTTTGCTGGCACTTCTTTATATGCAAACAACGTTGGTTCTGCAACATCTATTAAATTAGCTGATAATCAAATAGTTTATGCCGTAAACTTAGGAAAAGATTATATTGGACTTTCAACGATTGGATTTACAAGTTCCGTTGGAATTGGAACTAATTTAAATTCTTTGGAATTTTGGGACCAGACATTCTCTTATGGCGTGATCGGCGCGGCCCATTCATTAACTACACTTAATTATAAAATTACAGGAACTGTAGAAAAAATATCGGGAATAGTTACTACTAAATCAAATCATAACTTAACTACTAATGATATTGTAACTCTCAAATTAACTACAAATTACAATGAAGTTGTTAAAGTTATTTTTGATCCCGTAAACAGAAAAGTTTTGATGAGAGAAATTAATTTTTCCGATAGTAATGTTTCTACATCAAATGATTCTATAGATATTTCTTCTTATAATGGAAACATAGAAACTGGCGATAAAGTTGTTTATGTTTCAACATCTCCTATAAATGGACTTACTAATTATGGTGTTTATTATGTTTTAAAAACTGATTTTAATTCTATAAAATTATGTCAATATAGAAGTGATATAAATGAATCCAATTTTATTAATTTTTCGTCTGTGGGTGGGCCCACCCACAAATTATATTTTGTTAATCCACAAATTTCATGTGTAAGAACAACAAAAATAGAATTTGATTTATCCGATAGTAGTCTCTCTAATCTTGATTTACAATTCTATTTCGATCCAAATTTCTTACAAAAAATCAATGAAAGAACTGGATTCTTTGTAAGTAGACAAGGAATTCCCGGAAATTCTGGATCTAAAGTAGTTTTAGATCTTTCCGAACAATTTTTCCCAATATATTATAATTTGTTCCTAAGAGGATCATCTGAAGAAAGTAAAAAACAAATATCCTCCGATGATGATGTAAAGTCACATAATAAAATTTCAATAATAAATCACCAACTAGACGACAAATTTAAAGTAATAGTTTCTTCAGATAAAACATTCTCTTTCTTTAATAACAAAAAATTAACTTTTGTTGAAAAAAATATTATTATCCAAAGTGCTACAAAGTTCTCATATAAAACTACATCAACCACTGCCTTGGGTCCAATATCTAGATTAAAAATTAATTTTCCCGGTAGAGGATACAAAAAATTACCTAACATCAAACAAGTTAAAAGCTCTTTAGGTAAAAATGCAATATTAAAGTTAATATCTCCTAGTATAGGTAGAGTCGAGACATTTAGTAGAGTCAAAGATGGATTTGATTACCCTACAGATCCAACTCTGTCACCGGCCTTAAGCGTGCCTACTGTCATCGGAATAAAAGATATAAGAACTATAGACTATATTGGAATTATAACTGGCGGCAGACGATATAATACTGCACCAAAACTTATAGTAAAAAATAATAATAGTGAAATTGAACTTAATTCTAATATATCTGGTGGATCTGTAATTTCTGTAGATGTAATCAAAAATTCTACTTCGTTATCTGGTCCATTAGATATTATTTCAATATACAATTCTAATGGGTATGAGATTGATACTATTTCCGTTGCTGGTAATTTAGTAACACTAGAATTAACAAATGATCCTATTTTTACTCCTTTTATATCTCCAGGATTTGGAAGAACTGATTATGTATATCCGTTTAAAATTGGAGATAAAATTTTTATTGAAAATTGTAGACTTACTGAAAGTACTTCCAATAATGCTAATTTCAATTCATCCTCATATAACTATTCATTCTTTGATGTTGTTGGAGTTAACACTAATAATAATACAGTAACTTATAATATGGCGGGAATTTCTACAGGTTCTTTTGGTACATATAATGATGAAGTTAATTTAGGAGTTGTTATTAATAAAAATGACACGCCCGAATTCAGTATGATACTGAAAGACGATGTTAGTTATATTTCAAATGAGAAAATAACTTCAGAAACATTTTCTGGTAGAGTTATGGAAAATGGTTGGGATAACAAACTCAATCAAATGAGATTAAAGAGTATTTCTGGAGAAATAAATCTTGGAGATAAAGTTTTTGGTGAAATATCTAAAATTAATGGTACAATTGAGTATTTTGATGTATTTAATTTATACTCTACTTTGGGCGTATCTAGAGATAAAACATCCTCTATAGATTTTTCTTCTGGAATTTTGAATGATTCTTTGCAAAGAATCTCTGATAATTTTTATTATCAGAAATTTTCATATTCCATAAAAGGGGATATTCCTTATAATGTTTGGAGAGAATCTGTAAGATCTATTGTACACCCATCTGGATTTAAAGAATTTTCAGATTTGGAAATTTTTACAAAACCAACTTTAAATGAAGTTAATTTGGGTATTGCTAAATCTACTGGTATGAAACCAACTTTATTATCAACAGATTCATTTACGTTTATCAATATTGATCAAGTAGTTCCCTTAAGTGTTAGATCAAATTTTGCCAGGGTTTACGAAGAGGAATTGCTTCCCGATGGATCTATTCAAGATGTATTTTTAGATGAAGGTATTGATTTAAGTTCTTATATAATGAACAGAACTAATAAAGTCATTGAAATCGATGATATTAGTTCACAATTTGATGGTACATCTGAACAAGAATTAGATGGACGTTTTGCAGACGCTTCAGATTTATTGGAAGAAAATAAATCATTTATTCAAGAAGAAGTAGTAGGATTTATCACAACAAAGTATCCAGGTATTAGTACAAATGTTGGTTGGAGTAAAACTGTATTTTCCAATAGTGTTGCATATCTCGTTGATGCAGTATCTCATGATGTTAAATATAAATCAAACAATAAGTCCATAGAAGGTGGATTGAGTTATTGGGCGGGACTCGGCACTAGTTATGTTTCCGGAATATCCACTGAAACTATTGATGCATTTAAATATGTTATAGATCTTTCCAAATATATTATTAATAATGTTGGAGTCCAAACTTCATATCAACTTGGAGATATTGTCAGCATTTCTACAGCTATATACAATAATACAACTGGAATAACAACAATTACTACATCAAGTCCCCATGGACTATCAACAACAACTGCAAATTATGTGGTTTTGAAGAATATAGTATTTGCTTGTAATTCTGGTGGAGGAATAAACACAGCTATTTTCCCAAATCTAGGTGCAGGTCCAGATGGAAATGGTCCATTGTCTCCCAAAGGATTTGTTTATAAAGTGGAAGTTCTTGATGCAGTTAGATTTAGAGTAAATCCTGGCCCATCAACTATATCTCACACTTATGATAGTGGGGGTACAGTACAAAAAGCTTTTATATCTACTTCTCAGTACATTAATAATTCAATTCTGCCGGATGTTGATTGTAGTCCAACTTATAGTGAAAATTGTTGCGCCGATGTTTGGACAACAATTGGTAATTATGTGGGAATAATAACTACAATAATTGGCATCGGAACAACAGCTGCCCCTAATACAATAATATATCCATCTTTAGCCAAAGGTGGATCTGTAGTTGGATTGTCTACATTTAAGTTGAAAAATAAAGGAATTTCTTTATTTAAACATGAATTCACTGGTAGTAAAGTTGATATTGCTAACGATAAATTTATAATTCCAAATCATAATTTCCAATCAGGTCAAGAATTGATATATTCCTATTCTGGTGGAAGTCCTGTTGGAATTGCAAGTACCTCATATGTTACTGGAAACGTTAGTACATTATTAAATGTTTTTGATTATTCTGGAACTGCTGTTTTAGAAAATGGATACAATGTTGGAATTACAACCACTGTTTTTGGAATAGTCCCAACAGGGCCTATTGGAAGTGTACTCTACACTCAGGTGTTGGGATTTAATACTACTGGATTGGGAACAAATGCTTCATTTGATGTATTAATCAATTATAGTGGTGGAGGAGTTGCAGTATCTACTTCGATTCTTCCAATGTACGGGGGATATGGATATAATGTTGGAGAACAAGTTTCTATTTCTGGAACATATTTTGGAGGCACAAGTCCTACTAATGATATATCATTCGTTATCTCTAATACTGGACCAACAGTAATAAATTCCGAAGCAAATGCAAGTTACTCCACAGTTCCCTCCTCCGATCTAAGTGGAGCAACTTTTAATGTTGCCAGAGACTCTGATGGAGCTGTTACATATGTAGAAGTTTTAAATGGTGCGTCCGGATATAACAATAACTCTGTTATTTCTATTGCAGGTACTTACATTGGGGGAATAAATTCTAGAGATGATTTATCTTTCCGTCCATTAGAACTAGGCACTAGTTTATTACCGGAGTCAGTCTTTGTTTACAAGTTAAATGATAATGAATTCAAACTTTCTGGATTATCCACAAGTGTATTTTTCGATCTAACTGGAGTGGGTACAGCTGTACATTCTCTCTCTTATACGGATCCAAATCCTAGTGTAATTATAACAATAGATGGAATAATACAGAAGGCTGTAGCTAGAAAATCATTGAGTGTTTCTTTTGCTTCTAGTGTTTCTTCAGCATCAACAACAATAATAAGTATTTCTTCTGGAATTTCCTCTGTTTCTCTAGGAGATGTTATTAATATTGATAACGAATATGTTTCTATAAAAACTATTGGAGTAAGTTCTGCAAATCATTTAGAAGTATCACGCGGTTATTTTGGTACAGTTGCATCTGCACATACTATTGGTGCAGCTGGAACGGTTAGTGTTGGGGACTTTAATATTATTGGTGATGTTATATACTTTGACCAAGCACCAAATGGAAAAATTGGACCAGTAGGATTGGAAACTGGATCTGTATTTGGAGGTAGAGCGTTTAGTAGAAAATTTGATTCTAATGTTCCTCAAGATAAAAATATATTGTTTGATGACATATCTCTATCTTTTACTGGAATTGCAGCAACAGAATTTACTTTAAAATCTAATGGTCAAACTACTGCAACAATTTTTAACAATGTTAATAGTTCTACAAATATTAGTAATAATCCAATAGTATTAATTAATAATGTTTTTCAGGATCCAACAAAAGATTATACTGTAGATGGCGTTGGAACAAATGTAATTAAATTCTTATCTGGAACTCCAAGTTCCGGAAAAATATCAAAAGTAGGCATATCAACTAGTTATGGATATTCACCTAGAATTGGCGCAGCTGCTACTGCAATCGTTTCCGCTGCTGGAACTATTAGTAACGTAGTTGCTATTGGATCTGGATCTGGATATAGATCTGCGCCAGTTGTTAGTATTGCATCTACTATTGGATTTGGAGCAAGTATTATAGCCACAGTGAGTGCTGCTGGCACTATTTCTGGATTTACAATCGTCAATGCTGGGTCTGGGTATACTTCTACATCACTTCCTGAAGTTGTAATTGGAATACCAACTGGATATAGTAGTCTTAGTTTGGGATACACCGGTGGAACTTCTGGAGTTGGCCAAAAGGCAAGAATTACTATTGAAGTAGGCATGGGATCTAGTGTCATTTCCTATAAGTTTGATCAACCTGGAATAGGATACAAAGTCGGCGATAAACTTACTCCTATTGGAATAGTAACTAACCCATCACTTGCTTTTGAACCTTTTGTTTTAACAGTTGAAGAAGTTCAAACAGATAGTTTTTCTGGTTTTTATCCAGGACAATTTATTCAGTTTGATGATATTTCAGAATTCTTTAATGGATTTAGGAAAAAATTTACACTTACAACTACTTTAAATGGGGTAAAACAAGTTTTAGGATTAAGGGTTCCTGATGGTACGGATTTGGATATAGCAAATAATATTTTTATATACATAAATGATATTTTACAAGTTCCTAATACATCGTATAAGTTTTCCGGAAGTAGAGTATTGTTCACAGAACCTCCAAAATCGGGCTCCAAGTGTGTTATTCTCTACTACAGAGGTTCTTCTGCAGATGTTGAATTAATTGATCCACCAAAAACAATTAAACCTGGAGATATTATAACTATAGAAGAAAGTCCTGAAGATTTATTTGATATTTCTCAGTTTGACCGAGTTGTTAAGAAAATTACTGCTTCTGATCAATTAGAAACATTTAACTACTATTCTGTTGGTATTATTACCGATCCAACAAAAATTAGACCTCTTACTTGGAAAAAACAACTTACTGACACTGTAATTAATGGATCTCTATACTCCAAATCTAGACCAAGTTTGCAGAGTAATATCAAACCTTTTGCAACTGTTATCAAAAAAATTGAACCAGATGACACTGCAATATATGTAGATAATGCATATCCATTGTTTTCGGACTTAGATGCTGTTACCGAAGATTTAAGAGATGTATTGGTAATCGAGGATAGACCAATTCAAGAGTCTTTAGCTCAATCTGTTGTCTCATCATCATCCACAATTTCATCGATTGTAATTTCAAATGGTGGTGTTGGATACGCTAATACCCAATCACCAAAAGTAATTATTTCCGAATCTCTTATTGTCAAAAAAGATCCAATTTTCCAATGGACAGGTGCTGTTGGAATATCAACTTTTTCTCCTCTAAAGTCTATCAAATACAATGATAAATTTGTCGCTATAGGAAATAGCTCTACATATGCAACTAGTTTTGATGGAATAAACTGGCAAGTCTCTACCGTTGGATTTGGACAATCTTCCAATTTTAATTCAGTTGAATCGGTTGGAGTTGGTACAAGCAATTTCTTACTTTCTGTTGGAAATCTTGGTCAAATAATAAAGGCAACAGATTATGGTGATGTAATATCTTCATGGACACAAATTCCATTGGAAGAGGACGTTTCAATTCCGGGATTTGGAGTTGTGAACAGAGTAAGTAGTGGATATATAGGTACATTTAATGAAGTCGTATATTCCGATATTATTGATACTTGGGTTACCGTTGGTGCTGGCGGATCAATATTTATTGGACTTGGAGTGGGTACAAATTCATTTGTAAATAGATATTCTGAAACTTTATCCAACTTAAATAGTGTAACATTTGGTTCCGAGTATTTTGTTGCTGTCGGAAATGATGGAGTAATTAGAACCTCTAACGATGGAAATGTTTGGGAATTCGTAAGTTCTCCAGTAAACACAAACTTGAATAGGGTAATTTATGTTGATGAAAAATACGTAGCAGTTGGAGATTATGGAGTAATTGTAAGATCTGTAAATAGGAATTTATATCAAACTGTTCCAAATAATCTTGGAATATCAAATATAGTAAACATTTATTATAGTTATGGATTCTATGTAATTATTACATCTACAGGAGATTTATATTATTCATTTGATCTGAGTAACTGGATTTATAGATCAACATCACAAGCAAACTTTATTAATGATTTGGTATTTGTCGATAATATTGGTTCTGATGGTAGATACGTTGCTATAGGATCTGGTGCTACTGCAATATATGCTGAACCAATTTACAATAGAGCAACTGCGATTTCTAGC